CGATCGAAAACGTGTCGGCCTCGGCCCGGGCGATGATCGTCACCGTCAGGTCGTCGAACGTACGCAGCCGCTCGCCGTCGAGTTTCACCACGGCCCGGGGCCTCCGGGATTTGTCGGTCATCGCCACGCTAAGCCATGTCTCCCGTATTACCGAAAACCGTGTCCCGGTTGTAATCCTGGGCCCACGGCACGCGCTCGTTGAACGACCCGGCCGTGCCGAACCCCAGGTTGACCATCGACGCGATGTCGGGCCCGATCTGGTAGTACCCGCCGATGTACTTCTGCGCGTGCCGGCGCCGCGACTGCTTCCACCACGTGCGCCGCCGCTCCAGGAACCAGTCCCAGAAGTTGTCGAAGGAGTAAATGCCGAACGCCGTCTCGACCTCTCCCTCGACCTTCGGGATTACCAGCTTCTGGCCGGCGACCAGGTCGAACGACGCCAGGCGGTTCCGCCGGGCGACCGCCGACCAGTAGTCCGCCGTGCCGTAGTACTTCACCGACACGTCGCGCAGCGTCTCGCCGTCGATGACGACGTGCGCCGGGACGTTCATGTCGGCACCCTGCTCCACCCTGGCCAGCGTGCGGTCCAGGATGTCGAGTTCGATCCGCATCCCGCGGAGCGCCTTGCGGGCCCGGCCGAACGCGCGCTTCGCCTTCAGGTCCTCGGCCCGGGGGCTGGAGAACACGGGATCCGACGAGCCGCCGCTGCCGCCCGGGCCGGCGTTCCGGTTCGGGTCCTTGCTGCCGCCGCCGTACGTTTCCTCGAGTTCGGTGAACCGATCGACCGTCTCGACCAGGTCCTCCTTGACCTCGGCCGCGGCCCCCCGCACGTACGCCGCGAGATCCCCCGGCATTTCGAGGATGTCCACGAACGCCCCACCGATGTCGTTCATCATGTCGGTGACCGCCATCACGCCGTCGACGACGTCCGTTATCCGGCTTATCAGGTTCTGCATCTTCCCCTTGAACCCGTTGACGGAATCCAGCACGTCGTTCAAGAGCGCGAGCAACCCGCCGGCCTTCCACTCCGGCCACACGACGACCTCGGCCTTGAACTGGCTCGAGACGTCGTCGAACTCGACCAGCTCCATGTCGTACCAGAACTCGGTGAGCGAGCGGATCCGCCACCGGATGTCCCGAACGGCGACGATCTTGTTGATCGGCCCGTACACGAGCGTGAAGACCACGCCGTCGCGCTTCCACCGCTCGAACATCTCGTAGTCGGTGTAGGCCTCCGCGCCCTTGAGGACGCCGTGCATGCCGAGGCGCTGCTCGCCGGGCCCCATGAACTGGTAGATGGGCTTCGCGCCCGGGGCCTCGCGGGCGACGTACACGCCCTCGCCGGCGGGTTCGAGCGCGTCCTCCGGAAGGATGGCGAACTCGTACTCGTCGCCCTCCTCGGGGATGAGGATAACGCGGGGCGCCTGGGTCTTCTTCTCGTCGTCCAGGTGGTCGAGGACCGACTCGCCCAAACCCAGCAGCGAACCCACCGCGCTCTCGATGTCTCCTAAACCGGCCATACGCCTATGGGGACTTCCTTTTCCCCGTCCGCCGCGCTTGTTTCTTAAGCTCGCTCGCCAACGCCGCGCCGTCCTTAGCCTGCGTATTGACGTTGTTGATATTGATCGTAAGGTTCTCCGTTTTACTGACTTCCTTGGCCTTCTCCTCGCGCACCTGTTCAGTCCGGAACGTTTCAGTCAAATAAACATCCCGCCACGCTTTTCGCGATTCTTCGGACACCCCCCACGACCCCGCGAGTGGGTTCCAGGCCTTGCCGGTCTCCCACGCCGCCTTCCCGAACATCTTCGTCCGCTCTCCGAACCCCGCGACGTATTCCTTGCCGAACAACCCCTTTTGCGCTTTCTTCAGAATGAAGTCGTCCACGGCGACTTTACCCGCCATAAGACCGGTGGCCAGGCCGAACAGGCCGGCCTTGCCAAGGAACCCGCTTTTGGCCGCCGTCCCGGCCGCGCCCGTCGCGACGCCGCCTCCCTCCATCGCCGCCGGGTTTGTTTCGAACACGCGGGTGGCGCCGGCGGCGCCTATCCCCTTCGCCATCTTGTACTGCATCAGCGCGCCGTAACCGGTCATCAGAGGCCCGGCGACCGACCCGGCGACGCCCCCGACGGCCATGCCGCCGGCGACGAGGTCCTTCGCCCAGTCGGGCATCCCGTCCAGGGCCGCGACGAGTTCAGTTAACGATTTCACCGCCCAATCGACCGAGGCGCTGTCATCCATCAGCGACGCCGTAAAAAAATTCCACGATTTGGCGAGTTTCTCCAGCTTGGCGCCGCTCGTCCGCTCGTACGCCTGGGCCATGTCGTGCGCCATGCCCTTGTTCTTCTTCATGGCCTCGGTGTTGGCGTCGATCGCGTCGCCCATCGTCCACAGCGCGACGATGGCTCGCTTGCCCTCGTCGCCGAACGTCTCCTGGAGCTTCTTCTGGAGTTCCGTGTTGCCGGCGATGTTCTCGCCGTACTTCTTGCGGAGTTCCTCCATCGTCCCCGCGAAGTCGTACGTGCCGTCGGCGTTCCGCTTGATCGTGATGCCGAGCTTGTCCTCGACCTCCAGCATCTGCCGCATCGTCGCCGCGAACGCCGTGCCGGCCCGGCCGCCCTCGATCCCGGCGTTGTGGAGCGCGCCCAAGACCGCGACACCCTCCTCGACCTCCATGTTCCATTCCTTCATCGTCGGCGCCGCGTAAGACATCGACTCCGCGATGGCCGGGCCGGTCATCATGTACTTCTTCGTCGCGTAGGCGAAGATGTCCGCGACGTGCTCCATCTTCTCGCCGTCGGTTTCGAACTGGTCGAGCTGATCGCCGAAGTTGTTGATGACCGTGCCGAACAGCTTCGACGTCTCCGACAGCTCGCCCCGCATCGCGATGTTGCCCTCGATGACGTGGTCCATACCGTCCGCCACCGTGTCGTACGCGATGCCGGACGAGAGCATTTGGTACATGCCCTCGGAGATGTCCTCGAAGCTACCGCGGTGGGCGACCGCCAACTCCTCGACGCGCTCGCGCGCCTTGTCCTCCATCGCCAGCCACTCGGCGTAGGTCCCGGTCGCGACGGTGCCGACGCCCGCCAGCGACTCCTCGATTTGCTTGTTGGCGTCGATGAGTTTCACCGCCGCCACGGACGCGCCGGCGCCGATCGCGGTGATGCCGGCGCCGATCTTCATCATCCGGCCGTACCGCTCGAGCTGGCGGAGTTGGCCCTGGAGGCCGGCGAGCTTCCGTTTGGCCTCGTCGGTGTCGCCCTTCACCCGGCGCATCTCGCCCTTGAGGAGGTTCTTCGCCTCCAGGACAACGCCGAGTTGGAACCCGCGCGTTCCGCCGAACCCGAACATCAGCCGTCGCTTTCCATGTCGTTAATGATGTTGCGCCACCCGAGCAGCTCCACCGGGGACATCCGCACGATGGCGTCGTAAGGGAACCCGAACCGAATCAGTTTGGCGACGATTCGGTTGCGGGGGTCTCGAAAAAATCCCGGATCTCCCGCGCCATCTTCGGCGTGAGGTCGTTGAGCCAACGCCAGTACCGCATCAGGTACGCGCCGTCTTGGCTCGCCAGGCCGATGATGTCCTCGGCCTCGAACGGCCCCTTCTTGCCGCCGAGTTCTTCGATCGTGCGGCCGATGAGGCCCCAGGGCCGGAGCGCTTCCTTCGCACCCTCTTCGGAGTAGTCCTCGTCGTTCTTAAACTCGTCGAGGAGCGTGGACCGGCGCATTACGACCTTCTGTTTCGATACCGGTAGATTGAATTCGAACCGTTCCGTACTCATGCGTCACCTCGTCTCGTCGTGTGGCCTACTACTTGATTTCGTTCTCCCACTTCTCACCGACCCAGTCGAACGTCTGGTCGACGATCTCGCCGGCGCGGATCTGCTCGCTTACCTTGTGGAACAGCACGTCGCCGTACGTGTCGGTACCTTTCGTACCGTCGAAGTAGGTCTTCGTTATCGTCAGGATGTACCGGGGCGCGTTCTGTGGATCCTGGCCCCGCTGCACCTGGTACTGGCCCCAGATGATCCGGGCCATCGTCTCGTCGATCTTTCCCTGCGAGAGGCTCCCGCTGAACTTCTTGGTCGCCTCCAGGTTAAGGGGAACCTCTTCGCCGATGGCGACGTATTCCTTCACGTCGATCTCGCGCGTGTGCGAGGCCTCGGTGAACTCGCCGACGGCCTCCGGACCGTAGGGCCCCTGGATTTTGACCTTGACGTGCTTGCTAAGAATGGGGTGCTTCATCGATATCCACCGTCCTCAACGGAGTGAAGGAAGGGGCGGGGGGACCGCCCTCGTCGCTAACTGATCGTTACCTCGCCGGTCGTGAGCAGCTTCTCGACCTCGAAGATCACGAAGTCGGCCGGCTCCTGGAACTTGATGCCAAGCTTGCCGACGCATTTGTTCTGGTTGACGATGTCCTCCGGGTTGGTCTCCTCGTCGCATTTGAACCAGTAATCGGAGATCTCGCGCTCCCGCTTCATCGGGTCGAGGAGCGTCGCCACGGATTTGCGGAGCGGCGACCAGAGATCCTCCTCGTTATTGTTCTCCGATATCGCCCACTGCGTGCCCTCGTAGATCGACTCCTCGATCTGGTCGGCCTTACGCCGGTGGGCGCCCTGCTGCCACCGCGTGTCGGTCGTTAAGGCGTGGTCGCACCGGAAACGGTAGCCGCGGCCGCGCATCTTGGTGACCGGCGTGATCTGGTTCGCGAAGAGGTCCGCGACCTCGGCCCGCGTCAGGTCGCGCTCGAGGCCGACGATCCCCTGGACTTCCTTGTTCGAAAGCGACTTGTGCGCCTGGATAACCGAGAGCCGCCCGGCCGCGAACGCCGCCGGCGCAAGCGTGACGTTCTCGCCCGACCACTCGTCGAATATCTTGATCCACGGGTAATAGAGGCGGGCCCGGGCGCTGTTGTAGTTCAGCCGGGCCGCCTTGACGGCGTTCACCGACTGGTTCTTCGCCGGGTTGAGGCAGACGATACGGTCGCCCATCGTCTCCGCGTGTTCGATGAGACCGCCGTTCAGCGTCTGGACGTCCGAGTCGCCCTCCAGGCCGGAACCGGCGATGACGATCGAAACCTCGTCCACCGTCTCCATCAGCTTCAGCCCCGTCCGGTCGCCCGTCGTGCCGTTCACCGTCCCGATATAGTCCGCGGGCGTGAGAGCGGCGCCGTCGTTCCCGCCGGCGAAGTTGGTCTCAGCGAGCGGGGCCGGATTGGTCGTCGGCGTCCCTACGGCCGAGGCGGTAACCTCGAGTTGCGAGTTCTTGTTTACGTAGTCGACGAGGTAATTACCGGCCGTCGTGTCGGCCATCTGGACCGCTTTGTGCTGCTCGACGGTATTCCCGAAGTAGAAGACGACGTTCACGGTCCCGGCCGCCACGGTGTTGTCTACGATCTCCACGGAGAACTCGTCGCCCAGCACCCCCTCGTACGGCGCTTCGAACTTAACGACGTCGACGGCC